GTTTTAAATTGTTCAACTGGTACTCCTGCTTTAATTCCTCGTTTCTTATTATCTCTTTTATAAGTTTTAAAACCTAAAGACTTTTGCCAAGCAGGAAAGACTAAAGCTAGATTGTCCTCTAGTTCTAGTCTCCGCTTGGTTAGGATAGTGTGTAGCGACTGAGCAGTCGTCTCATCAAAATATACTCCATGTTGTTCTTGCTTAACAATCCAATGAGCAAAGTTATGCTCTAATACAATTGCTCTTTCTGAGTAATTTTCCTTTTTAATTTTGTCATATAATAGATGTGTGACTTCAACATCTCTTTCACAATACTCTAACATATCATGGTTATATTCAGTAAAATCAGAGTGTTCTTGATAATCACCCTTTCTTAATCCACAACGATAACCCCAAGATTCTAAGGAATGTCTGCCATATAATTTAGCGGGAAGTTCTTTATGTTTATAATCGTGGTCTAATAAGTTAGTCCAAATTAATCTACTCATTAATAAGGTATCAAATAACTCACCTTTAAATTTATAGTTCCAAACTTTTTCTAATACTGGAATATCAAACCCAATAATATTATGACCTATTATTACATCTGCTTTGTTTAGCAGGTCTAGGCTATCCATTAAGTTATTAGGATTAAATGTATAAACTTGGTTAGTTTCAATATCCTTACAAACTATACAATGAATGACTAAGTTATTCTTATCCAAGAAACCATTGGTTTCAAGGTCTACTACTAGTTTCATATTAATGTATTAAATGTATTTTTATTTTTTCTACGCTTGGTAAATATTCTCCTACTGAAGTCATTGATTTTTTTATTACTTTAAATGCTTCTACATCACCGCACATTATAACTGGGAAAACATTTGGATATTTGATTGCATTATAAATTGCAGTCATAATTGTTTTACAAGTTTCAAAAACTATTGTTTGTTGTTCTTGTGTTAATGTTAGGTAATCTTCTTTTTCAATTAGGAATGAGAGAATGAACTTCGTAAGAAGTTTATCATTCATCAAATGTTCCCTCTGTAAGTCTGCCTGTCTCTTTATTATAAATTAAATTACAAGCAATTCCTGTATCACCAGAATATCTATTCTTTAAAATTCTGCACTTCATAACATTGTTTTGAATTTCATCTTGTTGGTCACGTTCAAATGCTATGACACCATCTGCTAAACTTGCGAGACTTGAACTTCCTCTGAGTTGAGATAGAGAAACTTGTGAACCCTCCTCATGTCCTTTACCCTCTGGTCTTTTTAAATGTGAAACTAAAAACAAAGAACAATTTAATTCTTCAACTAATTTTCTTAGTTGCGTCATAGTATTGTCAATCAATCTTCTCTCGTCTCCCTCACCAATACCTGACACAACAATAGAGATATGGTCTAAGATAATTGTCTTGCAGTCTAATGACTGAACCATATATCTAATTCTATTCATTAAGTCTTCGGTGTCTGAACTTCCAAAGTGGTCGTAGAAGCAAATATAGTTTTTTACTTTCTCCCACTCCTCTAAAATTTTTTCGTCTGAAATCTTTTGCCTTACTTCTGGCAAGTGTAATAGTTGATTTAATCCTACAGAAACAATTCCTCTAATACTTCTCTTTACATTTTCTTCTAATGCAATGTATCCAACCTTGTGTTTTTTACTTACAAGATGATGAGTTATTTCTCGGCAGACCTGACTCTTTCCAATTCCTGTACCTGCGGTTAATAAAATAAGTTCACCTTTACGAATACCACCAAGTTTCTGATTAAACCCATTCCATTGATAAGGAATAGTTTCTACAAAATCATCTTTTAATAATAAGTCTTTAGTTTCAGTTCCCTCAATAATACCTTGTGGTGTGTAGGCTTTAGCTTCCCACATAGCACTAATGATTTTATCACCTTGTCCTGTTTGTAATAAATCACTTGGGTCTTTTGCAGGTAATGTAGCAATCTTAACCTTTTTAACTGGAAGAATATTTGCACATTCTATAACAGCTTTCTTCCCACTCTCATCTTCATCAAACATTAAGATAATACTGCTGAATTTTGAGAGCCACTCTAATTCTCTTTTAATATATTTTTTTGCTGAAGTTGCTCCTGATGGTACAGAACAAACTGGATATTTATTACCTTGAACAGCACTAACGCTTAACGCATCTAGTTCGCCCTCTGTAATAATTATTTTAGATTTATCACCTCCATCTCTCCAAATGTTTTGACCAAACAAAGTAATCTTGTCTGTATCACCAATCCATTTAAAGTGTTTATCTTGGAATCTTAATTTCTGTGCAACAACATTATAATTTTTGTCATAGTAATTAGCTATATGAACTGGTTGTCCATTGTATTCACCAGTTTGATAATTAAACTTTTTACAAGTCTCACTATTAATTTTTCTACTTGGTAATGCTTCTACTATTCCTGTTATCATGTTTGTAATTTCTTTCGGCTTTGTTGAGTATTGTGGTAATTCACCATTTAGTTTCTTGTACTGTTGGCAACCGAAACAATATGTGTGATGTAATTCGTCATTGTCATCAACGAACACACCAAGATTATCTCGGCTACCACAGTTCTCACAAGGAACATGATGGAGAAATCGGTTATTCTGTTGGTTCATCTTCTAACTCCGCTAAATCAGCATCATTAGTTAAACCATCTTGAAACTTATAATTTTTTATATCTTCGTTTAATAAATATTCTCTAATATTAAAATTAGGACAAGTTTTGTTTTCATCTAATTCATAGTGACCAACAATTCTTGCTTCAGGATATTTAAGTACTAGTTCTTCTAAAACTTTTTTCAAACTTTCAAATTGCTCGGAGGTGAAGTTGTCATCTGGTTGTTGCCAGTCTTCTTCTTTAGCACCACCAACTAAACATAATCCAAAAGATGTATGGTTGTAGCCTTTAACATGAGCCTGAACTTCATCATCACCTCTGCCTTGTTCTACTTCACCATTTCTTTTAATTACTTTTCCATATCCAATCTTTAGCCACCCTCTTTCTCGGTGAACTCTGTCTATCCATTTAGCATCTACATCTTTCATAGATGGTCTAGTCTGACTACAATGAATAACAATATATTTAGTTTCTTGTCTTGCCATTTTGCTTTTCCTTTATTTCTTTTAACCAATCGCTTGGAAATGTTTCTTTAGTTGTTTGAACACAATGATAAGGAAAGTTATTAAGTTCACACCATCTTCCATAGGTGGTTAAACTTTTCTTTCCTATCTTTGTTTTTGAATTTGAAAATACAAACCTAATATCCAATTTAGGGTTTTGCTTTTTAATCAATTTCATCTTCTTCCTATCGGCACTATTGAAAGCACCTTTAGTTTCGACAATCATTGACCTCTTAATTGGAAAATCAGGTTTGTAAGTTTTCTTAGTCTCAGGTTGGAAATAGGGTATCTTCATTCCCTCATACACGAACACACAGTTGTTTTTTGTTAAAAAATTGAAGACTATTTCTTCCAACCCTGACTTTAGAATAACGTCTTTAGAAATCTGTACTCGTTTGAACTTCTGTCTTTGGTACATTATTCATCTCCCCTGCTGACGTTGTAGTTTCATAGCCATCTTCTTTAGCAAATAAATCCATTTGCTTACTCTCGACTAATTCTATGATTTGAACTGCTTTCAATTGTGCTGTTACTCCTGCACCTAAAGCAGGTGAGTAATAACCTCTCAATACATAAGCAATCTTCATCTTAGAACCACCCCAGATATTACAAGAAGATGGGTTTAGAGGATTTTTCTTAGCATCAAATAAAGCAGGTCTTTGACTAAAAGGTTCTTTAGTCTTCCTGTTTATTCCAGTCGCTTTCATTTTATATTTAAATAAAGCGAAACCATTTTCTATTGAATATGGCTTTGGTGCTATTTTAACTTTTTTTCCATTCAGCTTTTGTTCAGCATCAGAAATACTATTTTGAATAGCTTTCTCGTAAATAGAAATCATACCTTTTGCTTTAGCTTCAGGTATTTTTAAAGTTACTTTGTATTCACCATTTTCGTTAAATTTAACGTCAGGTTTATTTAAGTGTGGATAAATAGCTTCACCCAGTTCACTTATATTTGTGGCATCTGTCATAATTGACCTCCTATTTGTTTGGTTAGCCATAGGTGGAACTTAATCTACACAAGTGTCGTTGATAGCTGTTTAAAAAAAGCTATACACAAAAAAACACAGACTTTTTAACTAGGTCTAAATCTAAGTTTCCTTTTTCTGGTATAGGTGGAAATTTCTTTTGGTTCTTTTCAGATAACATCTGTTTCATTTCCCTTGCCCAATTAGCTAGGACATCTTGACTATAAATTTCACAGAAACTTTCTCTTAAAGCTAAAGACATTTTATCTACATCAGGTGCAAGTACACCAAAAGAGTCATGGATTAAACTAAAGTTATCTATTCCAAGTTCTGCACCTTTAACAACTGATAAACTTAATACACTACTATCAAGTTGGTGTATTAGATTTGGACATATAGACTGTTGAGTCTTAGTAGGATTAATGTCTTCAGTTTCAGAACTAACTGATAATTTAATTATTGAGTCTCCCATTTTAGTCTTAACTCTTTTAGATTCTTTTTTATAACAACTCATAAAAATTGGTAATCCTAATGGAGAAGTCCAAGCGACTGGAAGATTTTCAGAAGAAACTAATTTTGCTACAGCTTTAAGAAACTTCATAATATCTCTTGCACCAACTATAACTTCATTAATACTTTTCCAAACAACACCAGTTAAATAATGAGTTGATTTAAATAAGTCATCACCGAAGTCATGTTGTTTATTATTATCAACTAATTCTTTATGAACATGGTCTTCAATATATTGCCTACAAGAATATTGAGTTAAACTATAAGGTAAACACATAACAGGTTTCTTACATATCTTCCTATCTATTCCATAATCTAACCATTTCTTAGCGTATGGATTAGTTTCCTTTTTTAATCTCTCAATAACTTTATCTGCAACTAAACCATAGACATCATGCGGTTTATTAGATGGTACAAGATTAGTAGCTTGACCTCCTATTTCATCACGCATCATTGCGGAATAATGTTGAAGCCCTGAATTAGAACAATCAGAATGTATTGGTAATGTTGTAATAAAGTCAGGAGAAAAATCACTTAAAGCAAAATCTCTATATTCAAAACACCAAGCTAAAAAACTAAATGGTTTATCAGCTTTGCACCAATAGGTATCAGTCAATGGATTATTAGCAGTAGAAATAATCTTATCTGCATTATCTATTACCCATTGTTTTCTAGTAGATAGTTCTTCTTTATCTGTTTCTCCAAATAAACCTGCACCTGCAACTGCAAAGTTATCAAATGCTTCGTTACTGCCCATTGGTCTACCAAATTTAAATTTAAGTAATGCTCTTGCATAATCAGCAGATTGTGGAGACATCATAGGACTCTTAGGATAAATTCTACCTCTGAAATCTAATTGATATGGATACCAAAAACCTCTATCTAAAAATACTTTAGCTTCTTCTCTTATCTGTCTTATCTGAATAAATTTAGATTTTGCTTTTGCTCTCTCCTTATAGACTGTTGATGCTTCCCTTTTCCATTTAGTCTTAGCTTCTTTATTAGTTGCTATATCAAAAGGTTTAGGTGGAAGTGGTATATCTTCAGGATTAATTGGTAGTTTTCCTAATGGATAACTATTGATAATACAGGTTTCTAATACATCATAAACAGGTCTATTAATAACCCATTCTGTTCTTTGCATTATATTTACTGCATTTGAGACAACAGGAAACTCATGCCACCTGTTGTTTAGTTCTTCTAAGTATCTCTTATTTGTTGCTTTGATGAAGTTGTAGTGCATTCGCTATCTCCTCTGGTTTGTTTTCTTTATTGAATTTTTTGCCATAATATCCGCCTGTAAATGGTGAAGACCAATCACGAGGTGGCGCAATCATTGGTAAAAATTTTGGGAACAGTAGTTCATTCTTGATATTAAAGTTCTTAATTTCTTCTATGATTTTAGGTGTAGCTTCCACATAAGTGACAGTCTTGTCTTTCCTATGCTTTCTATTCTGGTGTCTAACCAATCCTAGATTTTCTAAATAACTTAACATCTTCACACCTAAGTGTAATTTCTGAACATTAGTCCAATCATCAAATCTCAGACCATTTCTATTCATCATGTAAGTCCAAACTCTAGACTTATATTGATACCTATTAGCGTTCTGTGGAATATTCTTACCTGCTAATTTTCTAGAAGTTTTATTGTAGCTTTCTCTATTCTGGTCTTTGAATTGAGTAATTCTTGCTTCCTGCATTAATCCAGTAGCAATTTGAATAGATAATTTATTAATAGTTATTTCATCAGAAATACCATCAATTACATTCTTCAGTATTATCAATGAACAAATATCCCATACACTAGGTCTGTTATCTAAAAAGACACCCTTATCGAATGCTGTACTTGGAAGACATTGACATATTAATTTAAGTCCTGTCTGGTGATTACCTGCTTTACCAGAAGTCATTAACTTAACGTCTTCATTAATCTTATTTGATACGTCAGTTATGTATTTCTGCTGTAATACTAAGCCATATAAGGTCGTAGACTCTTGGTTATTGGCTTTGGCTTCATTAATAGTCTTATTATACCTATTTAAGCCACCTCTAAGCATTGCTTCTTCATGCTCTAGTTCCTCTGATATTACTTTTATTTGATTATCTTTATTATTGAATTTACCACCTACTCCATATTTTACTAATTCTTCCAATTGTAATTGAAGTGGTGTTTTTAATTGTTCTGCGGACATAGTGAGAACATCTCCTATAGTTATATCTACACTTGTGTGCGTCTACTGATGGTTTTTGTAAATCGTCTACAAGACCACCACACAGGTGTTGATGAGTTGTTATTGATTAAATCACTTATGATTAAAGAATAATAATCACTAGTGTTGTTGAGATGAAAAGTGTGGTTCTTCCTAAGACTACCTACTTTGCGTTTTCCTAATAAAACCACACCTTTCATTTTGTTAATCGTAGACAAAGTGTTCATATCGTAGACACGAACGTAGACACTTTCTCTACTATTGGTGGGGAATGAGAGAGTCGAACTCTCATGGGTTGCCCCGCACGCTCCTAAGGCGTGTGCGTCTGCCAGTTCCGCCAATCGCCCAACTGTATTTTGACAATAACTAGCATACATCATATTTATTTCAAAGCCTTTCTGCTGTTGTGACCCATCATAGGATTTACTGAGTCTTCAGCTTCTATACTATCATCTTTTCTATCATTCTCTAATGCCAATATTGCATTCGATAAAAGTTTAGAACTTGATTTAGTATAGTAAGTCAATGTTGTTTCAAT